TTCACGATGGCGATCCATTATCCGAAATTTATTTTTTTCGGGGTACGCACGTGATTGACGGACTATATAATGGACGGTGGACGGGGGGGGCAGGGTAATACTAATGCCTGCCCTTACCCCCCTCTCCCCAAGGACTCCCGGACCCCGGTCACCCGGGGCCCCCCGGATCGTCCAACTACTTTTTTTTATGAAGGAAATGGGTGTCCACTTTCCCCACGGGCACCCACAAGACAAGAGTATGTTAAAAAAGTATTTATTAAAAAAAAAACTTGCGCACCAGGTATTGAGCCCAAAGGGTAGCTGATGTCTATACGTTTCAAGTGACACACTAACCACTAGGACGCAATGGCAAGTGGACATTCTGTTATTCTGAGGGTGCATGAAGCTCCAGTAGGTAAGGTACCAGTTCCATCAAATACCAATGTTGACGACAATTGATTTGGGGGTACACTAAGACATCCTTCATACATATAGGTATCACAGGTAGTATTGTCTTCTACATGTTGTACTCCATAGTAAGGGTTTGGTAACCAGGTTAGTCCAGATGATCCAACTATTCCTGGAAGCACGACGGTATGTGCTATTCCATCCCACTGAATACTAATACGCCAAACTTTAGGTATTGCTGATGGTGGGAATGTGATTGTTCCTCCAGTTGCAGAGATTCCGGTGTTGTTGAATCCGGTGTTTCCGTCTGTTCCAGAACCAAAGACATTAGCATTACTCACTGAAGCTATGTGTGCAAAGAGTGCTCCGACATCTCCACCAAGTGCATTTGATAGTTTAGGTTTGAGTAGTTTAACTTGGTAGGTCACATGTAGTTCTCCAATGTTGATATTTGCAGCTTGGAATCCAGTAGTTGCAATCTGGAATCTTCCAAGGAAATAAAGACGAGGATCTGTGTTAGGAGGATTTGTTTCACCAGCATCTGTATAGAGTAGAGGTAGTGTTGTTTGATGAGGATCACATTCTATCATGTGAATCTGATTAGATGATGGAACACAGCTAGTTGAAAATTCATAATTGAGCATTTGAACTTTTGAGCTGAATGGTAGATCTACTACATCATATTGAGTAGCCATCATGACAGTACCAAGAGCAGTGTTTGTAGAGTTGAGTGCATTAGATGAGGTACTTCTATATTCAAATAATATTCCTTGTAATTCGTATTGATCATAGTTAGCAGCGACTTGAGATAACCAAGGAAATGTATTTTGATTTGCAGCATTGAGGAGGAATGACTGATTGCTAAAGGTGTTTGCATCTCCAGTAATGATATCACATATGTATTCCTGGAATCTGATTACTGTTCCTCCATTTCCGGCAATGTTGGTAACTTCAGGCAGACGACCGGACAAGACATTCTTTCTTACTTCATAGTCTCCCACTCCAAGAATTCTTGATCCATAATGACCGATTGTTTCTCCAGCAAGTGCTCCAAGATATCCTCCCATCTTTCCATACATGTTTGTTCCAGCACTTGGATAGTAATCTCCACGACCGTAGTATCTTCTTCCTCGGTAACGTCTTTTATAACGTCTTTTATACTTTCGTTTATAGCTGGTTGGTTTATATCCAACAGCACTGATTTCAGCAGCTCTCTCTCTGAGAGCCTGTGCACGAGCTTGAAGTTTAGCACTCTTGATCAAAGGTCCAGCTGCTCGCCTATCGAGGTACTTTTGAACATAAGGATTAGCAGACATCTGTTGTTCTTCTATCTCCGGCAATGAAAAATGTGCGTCACGTGCGTCATTGGCGAGCATTTCTTCATATAAATCCTGTTGTGTATTGAACTTAGGGTCCCATCTAGGTTTCGGAGCATACCCAATATCAATCTCAGAAGGTCTTTTTCTTGATTCAGACTTACCCATTATATCTGAAAGAAAGTTAGTAAAGCCGTAGCTTTCTCTTTCTTCATCCATAGGCACTACGTCAAAGTCAGAGTTGTTGTTATCGTAGCGAACGAGCGACATCATGTGTAACACGTGATTTATGCAAGATGAACACACAACATCTCCTCTTGAAAGAGCTCCGAGACGAACAGATTTCTTCAACGAAGAAGATCGATTTAATCCTAGATATGTTGCAGCATGTTCTTGCGATGGTTGCAGAGATGGTATCCGAAGACGACGAGCAAGAGAAGCAGGTCAGAGACCCAGAACGAGAGATTGATCCTTACGAACAAAGAAACAGAAAAAGATTAAAACAAAGTAATTTTATTGATCTTAGTAAAGATGCAGAAATGTTTTAATAAAGTTTTCCCTTAACATGTACACGAGTTAGTCTTCTTTCTATAGCCACTTTCTGTTGGTCGGTTATGACAGTTTCGTCATAAAAAGGATTCCGACCATTGTGAGTAAATATCTTCTTTGTCCCGGCCGGGATCAGGGAATTGGTATTCCTTGCATGTATCTCCCGAGCTAAGGACATATCCAATAAATGTATAATAGTCTCCCTAGGAAGGTGAGAGAAGCTCATATCATCAAACACTATCCCATCATGGTCTGGTTTAAGACGCTTGAGACCATCCATGTGAGTGCATACCAGAGGGTTCTGGAAATGAGCTACGGCAAACTCGGTCTTGCCTGAGTCTGAGTCTCCATGAATGAGTACCGCCTTGCTAAGGTCAAGCGGCTCCCGATTAAAATCTGCTAATTTATAAGTCGGAACAAATTTGATTGTCTTCGCTCTCTTCAAATTTCCCTCTATACGATCACCATAGAGACAATAATCACGAGGTCTCTTTTCCTTGATTATATCCATACCTTCATCCACTGTCTCGGCGAGCAGTGCTTCAGTATAAACTTCGTCTTGAGCTGATGATGATCCCGGTTCCTTCGGGCGGGTACCATACTCAACGAAGTCTTTATCTTTTGAACAATAAGTAAAATTTTGCCAAGGCGTCCCCTTGGCTTTCTCAAAGTGAGAAATGTGAGGATAAAGCTTTACTATTGCTGGCGGTCTAAGCTCCTTCTTAAGCCAGACATACCCTTGGATATGTGGCCTTCCAGTCGTCGGACAAATCTCCGAACCTTCAATAAGATATTTAACATCACATTCAGGAATGAGAGGACGAGGTGTCTCCATATCATAATGTGTAATAGTCCAGCACTTGGCAAGTCCAGATCTGGACTGAGGTGTTGTTCCCGTCACGGCGTCCATATTTTTCACGATGGCGATCCATTATCCGAAATTTATTTTTTTCGGGGTACGCACGTGATTGACGGACTATATAATGGACGGTGGACGGGGGGGGCAGGGTAATACTAATGCCTGCCCTTACCCCC